GATTCATTCTCATAGGAATCTTCTGTAGTATATTGCTTACACCAAACGCCAGTATTTCCTATTGTATTTTCAAGCTTAGCAACCACTTTATATTTCAGTGATTCGCTTAACGCTGGACTTAAGAATGTAATCTCAGGTGAATACATCTGAAACAACCTAGACTCAACATATGTATTCTGCAATGAAGATGAATATCGCTGCTTCATAATCTCAGGCCTAGGCCATTCAGAAGTATCTGATGGAGCCTGTGGTATTGAGATTGGATTACCATGCAGGATCTTATTAATCTTAGGGCCATTTACAACCTCACTGGCAATAGCTAAGTCTGAGGTGTTACGCATGAATGGTGATGGTATTTTAAGCCATCCTTGGTCAGCATATGTAGTCCCTTTGGCTACTGTGGCATTAATGTATTCGCGCTCGACAGCTTTGTAGTTCTGAAATACAGTTGGATTGACAATACCTTGACATAAAATAGTTTTATCTTGCTCAGTGCGTTCAACTCTAAGCACTCTCCATCCAACAACACCAGCAGCTGTTAATGCGCTAGTATTTGATAATGTTACTTTAAGTGTGTTATATAATCCATTTAAATTACCATCTGGAACATACAGATCTGCAATCCACTTGGGAGGAGTTGTCTGTCCAAACTTATTAAAAAATTCAATACCAAGCCTATATATTTCATTAGACTTTAAAACGTTTCTTGGATTATCTAAAGCAATCTGATTTATTTCAATTTCTATATTTGGCCCAGTAGCACCGTATGTAGACGAGTTGTTCTTATATAGATATAAGTCATCAAATGGATTTATTGCATCGTGTGTTGCAGCTAATGAAGCATCATATGCAATTGTGGTATATCCAACATCATCTTTATTCTTAACTCTAGTTGAGGTTGAATTTATTGGAAATCTATATGCACGTGTATCATAAATCAAGTTGCCTAATTCATCTAAACCAACGTCGAAGTAAGATTCCTTTATATTGCCCAAAATTAGGCGATTATACTTACTTACTAATGCTTCTGGTATGATTGGAGTACTTCCAAGAAATAATAGCTCAGAGGCCGTTAAAGTGGTAATTATACGACCATCATCTGAATATGTAAATTCACTTCCAGATATACTCTCTTCAGCAATTAAACTAATAGTTGGAGTTTGATTATATGAAGTGTATTTAATGCTGTATAATTTTATAATATCATATGTGGTGTCAATCCCAGTTATCTTAAGGTTTAGAATCTTCCCAACAACTTCATTAACTAGACCACCTTTATTCTGCTTTGATAGTGGATATAATTGCGTTAATGGACTTAGTGCAGATTGACTACCACCTTGATTGACTAAGTTGTAGCCATACTGAATCATACCAGATGTATGAGTGCCGCCAAAATCTTCAGACACTAATTCAATAGCGCTGAATGAAACTTCTGGCACTGCATCAAATAGTTTTGCCTGAGTCTGTGTATATGGCAATGAATCTGATATGATATTCATGTGTCTAAGTTGATTCATGCCGTCAACCCAATAAACCTTCTGTACATCTTCAGATTCATAGTTAACCTCAGTCTCAATATAATTGTTGGTACTGAAATTTAAATCACCAGTAAATAATATTACTGGAGTATTATCATCAAGATTCACCCTATATATAATATCGTTGGTATTGTTTGTGCAGAATAATACTATGTAGTCCTTTAGAGTAGCATGACCAATAATAGTATATCCAGCATCTATATCGAATAACAGAGTAGTGCCTTTATCATTAGATAGAGATCCAGTTGTGTTATTATCTGTCGCTAATATACGAATATTCCCAGCATCATAGTAGAAACCGGGATCTCGTTTGGAATTACTAATATCTTGATTTAATCCTCTATATGTTAATTGTGCTTTCTTTAGCATTATCTAATATTTCTAGATTGTTCTTGATCGCTTAAGTTTTGGAATCCTCTGTAATGGAAGTCATCATTAAGCATTATTCTATGAACAGCATTACTGATTGATTGACGTTCATCAAGACTTACATTCATAATTGAATTTTGAGCCTGAGCAACATACCAGCAATATTCAGTTTTAGCTTCTTCAAATACAGCTTTAGAGATTTTATCAATCTCATATAATCCCCTGAAGTGCTCCTGCTTGATATATGCTTCAATAGCTTTTGACAACGATGTATTGGTTGGAACCATTATGATACCATCATCATCTGTATATAATGTTTTATAGACAACTTCTATAAGCGCCTCTCCGAACGATGTGTAGATATAATCACCTTGAAGTTTATAGGTGTATTCCTGCGTTGCCTTTGTATAACTTGATGGATACTTATCATATGCTACCTGAAATGCATCAGAAGCATATTGCATTGCATCATATCTAATATTGGGATAACTACCGCTCACCTTACGCACTTGATCCACTCGAACTACACCTTGAGGAAGTTTACCTCTATGTGAATGTATTTCGACTAAATCACGTTCGTCTTTATATAAGTCGTAACTACCAATAAGACCCATAATATCAACAGTCCATTTAATGGCTGAGTCATATTGCAGGTCTCGCATTGACGGATAATGCATTAATCCATCTATAATCTCTTTTACTGAAACGTAATTATTTAAGTTAGTATCCATTTGTGGTTCTTGGTTTTTCTACTAAAGCATCAATCTCGAAGCCAGCAAATAAATTCTTGGCCAGTTTGCGCTTGATATATCTATTAACCTGTACACAATATACAGATTTATTTTTAAATGTAGCATAAGCTCGATTATAAGCAATGCTATAAATGTAGCCCTGTGTATGTTTGTTTAGAAATCTAACAACTTGCTTAGCCTCTTTAGTCTCAGGATATTCTTCCCACATTTTAAGCGTTGCAGGGAAGTCAATTCTTTTATTGGTAACAACCTTACCATCCTTAATAGTTACTACCTCCTTGCGCTTCGTAATGGCCAATGCGCCCATTCTAGAGGGCATCTTAAAGGCGTATCCAGTAAGTATCTGTTCGGCTATAGCTAGGTTTAGATCTTTTAAGATACAGCCAAATTGGTGACGGTCTAATTCTCCACCATGCTTTTTATAGTAGGCGAAGTATTCGTTAGCACCATACTGACAATGAACGCGATGCACCCTATTATCTGTCTCCATTATCTTGGCTATCATTTACTTTATCTTCTTTTGCACTCATATTAACAGTTAACTGTTTAATTATAATGTCAGTTAATTCTACTATCAATTCTGAGTTTAATGGATATTCAGTTTCGTCGAAATCCTTAAGTACATCATAACCAACAGTATATGGATATGCCGTTTCAGGATTAGCGCAAACCATAGAAACCTTTACTTGCTCAAGCATTTTAACTTTTGGATTACTTGATGTAAAATAGATTTTCCAATTTGTACCAATCATACAATAAACGATATTCTGGAGCCATTTGTTGTGGCCTACATATGAGAATCTATTACTATCTATGAATGCAAAACTTATGTCAGAGTAACTACCAGATGTAATCCTGATATTGTTTTTAAGATTGAATGGTTCTAATGGAGTTTGAATTGACGTTGTTGTTGCTAAGACAGTACCTATGCCATCGACAAATTCATTATCCTCAGCAAGAGACAAGTCGTGATAGAAATGTTGCCTTATGGCATTTGGTATCACAAAGCTTCTTGAGCTGAATCGCTGAGCCAACAGCATAGCTCTAGTTGTGTGTATTTTATAATCAATGTATTCGTTTGAGATATTACTGTCATCCCCATATAAAGCAAAAGCTTCGCGGATGGAATATCGGATCTCTTTCAATGTGGCCATAGTTATTCTTTGTTAATGTAGTCTTTTAATAGTTCTAGGCAATCAGGAGTAAAGCATTCATACATGCCTCCAAATGGGATTTTAACTGAATATCTAAATGCCTTACATAGTCTCTTTAATTTGGATTCAAGCTTAAACATATGGTGTGCTCCGCCTTCGATTTCTGTTATTACATTGTACTCATATGGCATTCTAGATTCACACATATACCTAACATTTATTGGATTAAAAGTTCTTCCAATTTTTATAAATCGCTCATCTTTATTGAAGCACTCCAAAATATATACTCTATATCCAATAAATGATTTGCTTGATTCCCCAGCCTTTATCCAATCTGAAATTGTCCATCCAGTTGAATTAATTCTATTTGCAATAGCTATTCTATCTCTAGCGCAACCGTAACATCCCTTTCCAGATAAGTGTCCTTTGGGAGACTGGGTAAAATCACCATGAATTGGACATGTTATCGTTATATTTAAATCTGAATTTATATAATTGAGCTTTTCGTATGAATATGCTCCGTTATGCTTAAATGTTGCTTTTGTTTTAAAAGCCTCTGTCTTGTTTATTGCGGTTAAGATAGATGGAACTCTTCCAGATAATAATTTATTTATTAAAACAATGTACTTAATTCCAAGGTTGTCTTCAATTAAAACTCTTTTGGAATCATTCTCGATTCTTTGTAATACTCTAATGTTTTTATTTACATCTAAAACCCTACTACGAACACTATCAATTGATTCAGTTGAACTTTCTCTGGTTGAGTCTAGTCCGCAAAGATAACATCCTCTTCCGGTTAGATGATTGTTTGCAACTTGCTCAAATTCTCCATGTATAGGACAAATAATTCTAACCTTAGATATGGCATTTATATATTCAACTTTAGAGTAATCATATTTATCTCCGTGTAACTTTCTTGATTTAATTTCAAATGCCAAATTCCTATTTTCAGCAGTCAAAATCGATGGGAAATCTTTTCTCAATAGGTTTTGTGAACATACGTTATATAATATCCCGTCTGAATCTTTTATTAATACTTTCTTTTTATATCCAGGATACTTAACATTAGAATAGTCAAACCTATCGCCATGGATAGATCTGACTCTTTCTATAAATTCACGATCTGACATTGCTTTTGGCATTATCTTCCAGTGCTAATTAATAGATTTTTACTTTGACTTTTCTGTACACGTGATTTTCTAACCCTGCTTAAAGCTCCACATGAGCATCTATAAACATCATATATGCCTGTCTGAGTATAATAGTTTGATTCATACTTTAAATCATCGCACCCGCAGTTTGAGCAGACCGGAGTATCACTTTCTAGATACAATCCAACGTTGGGATGCGCATGAATATATGGACGCAATTTCAAATAAATCTCCTCTAATAAAAAACAGTCCTGCTCGTTGTATTTTAACATTTCTTCTATAGCCTCAGCAGACCCTTCCATGCACCTGCGCCACAGCATGAAGTCCGTTGGAAGTTTTCTATCAAATCCAAAGTATATTGCGAGAGCATCTAATTTGTTTGACGGAAACTTAAACTGTCTAGAAGCTACCGCCTTTGTATCAATTGATACATATGGTGACACTGGTGGTAACCCATTAATCAAAAATCTAGCATTCATTAATGGCTCGTCGAATTTTTGACCGTAGTGAGCTACAAGTATATCAGCCTCATTTATAATTTTCCACAAGCTAACTGTAATTCTTTTGTCGTCAAAATTTAAAACCTCATCTGGAGTTATACTGTCAGATATAATTTCTGGAGAGAATAACCACTTTGCTGACCACGTAAGAAGGATTGGATTATGAATTACTTGATCTAATCCAATATTTTGTTTCCAATGACCGAAGTGAAAGCTAATCATTGGCGAACTCTCCAGGTCGAATATGAGTATTTTGGGTAATTTTGCCTTACTTACTGGATTAATATAACCATAATTAATTGTTTTCTTTGCAATCTTTTTAGCTATCAATATTGTTTCAGCATCTGTTTTAAGGTAGTTAGCTAGTTTATTTCTACCCATATCAAGCAAATACCTTCTATTCAAAAACTCTGCTATCACTCTATCAACCTCCACATTACTCTCCATATTCAATAGTTATTAGTGAATAAATATAATTCCAACAAAGATATGTATAATATTCCATAAAACAAAAGATCCTCCCCTGAATTAACAGAGAAGGATCAAAGTAATTAATTATATGAGAGAGTAATGCTCAGATTATACACCAGCGTCAACTGCGTTAACCCATTCTGTACCGTTATATCCAAGAACTTCACCATCAGCTGGGCTAGTCAAGGTAACTCCGTAAAGATTGTCAATTCCAGGAACAGTCAATGCGTACAACGCATTATAAACAGCAGTAGCAGCAGCAGAGGTCGAGCAAGCAATTTGCAGTACTTTCTGAGAAGGATCTCCAGAAAGCGAATTTACATCTTGCATTGATTTCTGGAACTCTACATTAACGATATAATAGTTAGTTGTAACTACAGCGTCGTAAGTAGCATCAAAGTTATTAGGATAACCCATACCACGATAGAAATCTCCAGTATGACCTTTAGTGAAAGTTTCGAGCCTACGAATGTTTTTACCTTCGCCTGGACTACCAACTTTACCAACATTAGTTACAGTGATGATAGCATCTTCTTCAAAAGAAGTACCGTCAAGAACACGCAAACCAACTTTAAAGTTAATATCATAACCTTCAATTTTCATATCGGTAGTAGTCTGATTCTTTGCGATGATATACAAAGTAACATCAGATCCATCTAACTTAATGAAATGAAACCAAGGGTTAGCATTAAGATATTCAGCGGTTCCATTACCAAGCTCGGTAGACCAATCTGTTTTTTCAGTAAAGTCTGTTGCAAATGTAGTTCCAGCAGTTTTTGATACAGTCCAAGGTTTGTTGTTTTCCATAACCCAAACCAGATCACCATCAGTAAGACCACCAATAGCAGCCTCAGCCAAAGCTTCAGTTTTATATACAGCCTTGTAACCAGTCTTGAAGTTGACATACATTTCATGTTTGCCTTCAACGCGACCAAATTCAAAACTTAATGATTTAATCAAGCCCTCTGTTACAGTGTCAACGCTATCGCTAGCTACAGAAACGTAGGTGAATGGTGCTGGATATTCATCATATACAGAGCGTGATCCAAATTCTTGGATTCTAACAAGTCCTTCCCATACATCTTTAACAGCAGTAGCCGTTACAGAAGCAGCCGTAATTGGAATGCTAGCGTATGCAGGAACAATAGTTACAGGATCTGATTTGGTTACTTTCTTAATCTGACCAGCAATAAGCGTATCAGAAGCTTTAACGCGACCATTAAGATCCTTTGATAAAATATATG